TGGGGCACTCTGCTGTCGCCATAGCGCCAAAGATTATCATCGAATACGTTCAAAGCCCTGGAGGCGGCCATTATTCTTCGAAATGTTTTACCGGCATCAGACACGCCCGGCAGCCTTTCACACTTCATTTTGTAGGTTGTGCCTTCATGCAGGAAGGATATAATATCAGTTGTTTCGCCTGGTATGTACTCTCTGACGAAACCGGAAGTAACATCTATCGACTCCCTTGATTGGGTTATGGAAAACTCCTCCACCTGCTCCATGTCTATGACTTTTTGATCACTCATCGATATCCCACCTTGCATTGTTCTTTTCGTTCATTCTGTACAGGAGTCCAAAAGCGTTAAGTATTGCCCTGTCCACCTCTTCTTGTGGTTCGCCGCTGCCTTCGCAGAACGTAAGATCTATTCTTGTGTATAGCCTAGGTATTGAGAAAAATCTCACATCTTCCATGGTTATATATACATCGAACATTAAATTGCAAAAATCGTTGCTTTCGCAGTAATTGTCGAAGTCTTTGCATATTGATGCAGACATTTTAAAATTGCCGCCTATTCGCCTTTTTATGCACGACTCAAGAACAGCAAGCGCTTCTTTTTGTTTTTCTTTCATATCAACTCCCGTAAGTCTTGAGTTATTTTTATTACACAAATCGAGACATGTAAACAACAAAATCGATAAATCAAATCAAAGTACTTTACAATCGAAAACCGGGATGCTAATCTATATATAGATCACAGCCGTATTAATATATACGGGAGGGGGGAACAATTCCCTAAAGTGCTTTATTTTAATAATCGCCATTTTTTAACATAAGGACCGCCGACCGTTAACAAAATGAGTAATCTTTAATTTTTATATGTAAAGTACTTTACATTTATAAATATAGGTGATAATCTTTATATAGCTGGGAGGCAAAATGGAAACATCAATTAAAAATAAAGTATCACTGGAAGCTTCAAAACTACTAATGAACAAGAACATGAACACTGCATCGGATGAACAAAATTACATAGGGAATTCAAAATGCCTGGATCAATTGTTTATTCGCTGTTTTGCGGTTGCGAAGATGAACATGGACTACCAGGGCGATCACGACAAAAAAAACTGTCAAGAGTACGCTCTCTCGCTCGTAAGCGAACATGTGAACCTAGAAAGAATTAACTACAAGAAATTGGTAGAGCTTACTGGAAAGTATTTATGAGTAAAGTCTTTCACCAATGCTACGGAAGGGCTATAAGGGTAAAAGGGTGTGCAGACATGAATTGTAAAAAAGATGAAGGTAACGCAGTTATCGAGGACTTCGGGAGAGACTTTAAAGGCGTTCTAAAGATAACAAAGGAAGACGTAGAGAGCGATATCCCAGACGCAAAAGGATACTGCCTTGGCCTCGTTGAGCACGAAAACCTGAACCTGGTTTACAGCGATTCGTCATGGATATATGACCACGAGATAGCGTACATAAGAATTCCCATCTTCCCCGGGGTGCCATTTCTTAGATTTATAAAGAGAAAATACCCGGTGCGGATAATAAAAACAAACACACCAAACAGCTACACAGTGGAGCCTATAAAATGATCGAAAACATAACAAACAAAAAATACGACGTAGTTCTCTTAGACCCGCCCTGGCCTTACTACGGATCGCAAACAAAAATGGGCGCTGCTGGTAATCACTACAGCCTAATGACGCAGGACGATATAAACGATCTTCCGGTTTATGACCTAACAAACGATAAGTGCGTCGTATTCGTCTGGGGCACGTGGCCAAAGCTAGAGAACGCCATCGAGGCGATCGACGCATGGGGACTCGTGTATCGGGGCTGTGCATTTAATTGGTTTAAAACAAAAAAAGATGGCGAGACCCTGGTAGGCTCGCAAGGTCCCAGGGCATCGCTAACAAAACCAAACAGCGAGTTCTGCCTTTGGGCGTCAAAAGACCGAAAGGGCAGGCCGCTAAAACTTGCGAGCGAGAAAGTGCCACAGCTATTTGAAACTACAGTGGATATCAAGTGCCCAAAGCTCGGACATAGCGTTAAGCCAGATATCGTTCAAGACATGATCGTGGAATCCCTAGGTGACGTAAGCAGGCTCGAGATGTTCGCAAGGCGAGAAAAAGAAGGGTGGGATAACTGGGGCAATGAGATATGAGCATAGAGCACATATCGATAGACATTGAGGCCGACGGCCCTCACCCATTAAGGTATTCGATGATACAGATCGGTGCAGTAAACTGTGATACTGGCGAGGAGTTTATGAGTTACTTGCGGCCAGTAAGTTTATGTTACCTCGACAGTGCTTTGAAGGTTTCAGGAGTAACCAGGGAGCAATCAATGAATTTTAAACCTCCCGAGGAAGGCATGAAGGCATTCGACAGGTGGTTAAGCAAAACACCATCCCGAAAGGTAGCGGTTGTAGATAATGCCTTTGATTGGATGTTCACCTGCTCTTATCTTGCCGAATATGGTGAGAGCTCGGCGCTAGGTTATAGCTGTTTGAACCTAAACAGTCTCTATAAAGGCATAAAGAAAAACCTGCGGTCGAATATCAGGAAGATAAAGACAAAACAAAAACACACACACGACGCACTCGACGATGCGCGAAGAAATGCGGAGATCTTTAACATGCTCCGCGAGGAGATATCGTGATATTTTTTAAACAAAAGGACCTGCGCCCGGACGCAGAAATGCCAGAAGATGTTCGCAAGGTTCTCGAAAACGATATGGCCGGGCGCGGTTCTGGTAGAACTATGTCCACAATTATTCTCTGCATTAACGCAAGCGCGTGGGAGCACAGAAAGATGTCCGCATTCGGCAGCAAATGGCGAAAGATCAGGAGAGGTAAGAAATGAATGATTTTTTAACAATAGAGACCCCGCCGAATGAGGGAGATACCGTACTTGTGATAGTTTCTGGCAGAATAGTTGAGGCAGAATTTAGGCGAATCGAAGATGACGGTACAGCGTACTTCCACAGCGAGATCATAGACGACATATCTTGCTGCGGGGATATTTTTTATTGGATGCCGAGACCAAAAATGCCAAAGGAAACTAGGTGATGGAATATTTCCGCATAGCTTTCGGATTAAAAAAGCCGATCGAGTATATCCATTACGATCTTATGTTGTTCTGCTTTTCGGTTCGCGAGATACGTTACCGGCACTTTTTAGATTTCAGATGCACGGTTAACGGCGAAATTGTCCGGGTAGGCGTAAAAAACGACAAATACCCTAATTATTCGTTGTAAAGTACTTTACAATACAGAAACGATAGGTTAATCTGGATAGGTAACTGGGAGGCTACAAATGACAAACCTAAAAGAACAACAAATCGAAAAATTCAACAAAGCAGTAAGCGCGGTAAAAATGTCATCGCTAAGTTCAAACTTTGAGGCATTCAACGGCTCAGACATACGATCAGCTTGCTCGTCTCTTTCATGCAAACGATCAGGTCTAATGACAGACGGATTTTACTTTTACAAGATAGACCCGGAAGTTTTCGACCTGTTAGGTGTTGCATATATGTATCACCCGGCAAAAGGCACTGTTCGATTCGCGCGGGTTGTTTAATATGGGTCGCGTATACCAAAAGATCCCTAAGCTATTACCGCACAACGTTTACCCCGAAGAGCCCAAAATGCCGACTTTGAGACTATCGAGCGAAAGTATGCTCGGGCTACCGATTGAAATGGTTAACACGATCGAAAGGTCAGAACATGCGGCGCGGGTATTCGCAACCAAGCTATACATTAAGAACTTCGAAAAGCTTAAGATGTCACCGTTCGGCAGAAAATACCGAAAGATGAAGAAAAGACAAAAGATTAACGACACCGAGAAGATATACGTATCACCGACCCAGGTTTACGCCTTTTACATGAAAAACGGAATCGAGCTCAAAGTAAATAAAACCAGCTACGAGACATGGAGACAACAATGAAAGAACAAGAAGAACGAACAACAGATATTTACACCGCCTCAGAGAACATAACAAAAGCCGAGGACGAACACTTTATAGGCAAGCTCGCTGAGATGGGTGTGGACATAAGAAAAGACGCCTCGCGGGTCTCTGTTCTTGAAGATAAGGGAACGGACGCTTTAAGCGATCGCAGCGTGTACTTGGACATCGGAAAGCTCGGTGGGCCCACTTTCGTATCAAGGGTCTCTGTGAAGATAGATAGAAAAGAAGATCATTCGGCCTTTGAATTGATAATGACGGTACTGGGAGAAAGTACAAACGCGACACTTCACGCAACCGAAGCACACTTTGAAATTCTGGCGAAAGAGGCGTAATATGTTGGACTATATAAAATTCAGTAATCAGGCAGCCACCAAAAGAACGGTAGCTTTTGGGACATTCTGCATCGATACGGGCGTTCAAGGGGTAAGGCCACCTGCCATATCGGCTGTAGATGTCTTTAACGGTCAATATAGGCCAAGAACGTTCGAAACAGAAGATCTTCGGATAAAGGTAGTAGGGCATTACATTAATCCGCGAAAAATAAATATTTCGGGGATTATGTCGAAAACATTGCTCACATACGCAAGAAAAAAACACCGAACAGCCGAGCTTATAGATCTTAATTTGGACGGGGAGCCCCACAAGTGCAGCGTCGAATCTTTTGTGGCCGGTGTTAATGGCAGAGGGCTTTATTCGTTAACCTTTAGTGTTGCAGAAAGTTTTCCGGGTTATAGGTGTTTTGTTTAATTCGTAACGATTCGACACAAATCGACCTTTATACTTGTAAAGTACTTTACAAGTGCAAAGTGATCGTTTATACTGGGTATGTACCTAGGAGGTCGAAATGAAAACATCACAACTACAAATCGCACAAATCAAGTTAGCAGCAAAGACAGCAGAAATGGCTAGAGACGGAAGACTCGGCCCAAAAGGGGATGCTTTAAATATAGGCAAAAACAAGCTTGCACTTGTACACGCTAAAAGAGTTATCGAGATAGTCGAGGTTGATGGCGCTATAACTGGTCCTTTCTCTGGTTTAGCTAGAGCGATGATCGAGCTAGGCGAAACTATTTCAGAGTCTGTGGCACTTGGTGACAAGATTAAACGAGCACTAGCCTTTGAAGGATTAAAGTAGATAAAACCTGGTTAAAAAAAAGGAGATTAAGATGGCAACACGAGCAACGATAAAGATAGAAGGTTTCAATTTGGCTAAGGTTTACAAGCACTGGGACGGATACCCAGAGGCTACCGCAGGATGGCTGGTTGAATTCAACAAGATGTTTGTAGCAAAAAGGGGGACAGACCCAAATTACAAATTCGCGCAACTGTTACGCAGTTCGGTTTTTCTTGGAAAAAAACACAACCTAGACACGTCCGACACGACCGGGTGGGGGGTTGTTGCTTTCGATGAGTCATGGGGTGAAGAATACGAATACACGCTAATGAACGATGGGAGCATTGTCGTTAAGGAATAGGCGGAAAAGGTACAAAAGGGCCCTCGATTGGGTGTTACTTAGGTGTAACACTTAGTCGAGGGCTTTTACGTGCTCATGCCGAAAGCTAAAGGTTATAACGGACGCGCTGCCGTATTCTTCTTTAAATATACCGCTCCGGTTAAACACCATATCAACATAGACATGATCGAGCGGTACTCCGTAGTTCTTGTGATCGTGTTCTGTGTAAATCATAAGCCAGCCTTCAATTTTGCAAATTGTGTTTATCATCGATGCGGCTAAGTGTTGCCCGGCGCTATCGTAATAATGCGGCGCGACTATACAATGGGTAGGTACACCAGGACCCAAAAAAGCGCCCTGAAATTCATCGTCCCAGGTTGCATTGAAAGAAACCGGTATGCCTAGCCCGCCGATAAATAGTGACGTCTGGGCGGGTGTTGGTCTATCCAATGTAATCACGACACCGCAATGTTCGGTACTTTCCTATGGCGTGATCTATTCCAGAGTACACCCTTTTCCGGCTAAGCTTTGTGGCACGCATCAGGTTGTATTCGTAACTTTCATCGCCGCCGCTAACGATAACCTGTAGTGATTTCTTGTCCCCGGACAGCGTACTCTTAACGGTGAATTCTTCTGTTATTTGGTCGTATTTTCTTGTTATCATATATAGACGCTTGCACACCATATACGGCCTGTAAATAGGTAAAGCCATCTCGACGGGTATCCATCCCTCCGTGATTACCCGCACCGGATGGCCACAGCACGCGCCAGGGTTTACACACACACCCAGAATGGTCATAGCTACGCCTATGACAACCAGAGGTTTTTACCTATCCCCATGCTAGGCCGGGAATGCCTGGATGACTTAGACCCGGAACGCGCTCGCTAGTTAGTATGCGGGCACACCTAACCCTATCACGTGACGGCATTAGGCACAAATCGGTGCGTGCATGACCGTGCATTGGGGTATACATTGGGGCCTTTAATGTATACCTGGGGCAACATATATGTTGCTCTGGCTTTACAGGTGAGACACTATTTCTGTATCAATATGATGCAAAATCTAAAACGCGACACTTTGTCGCACTTTAACTTGAAAACGCGAAGTGTATCATATCGGACAGGGGTAATTCAAAGTACTTTGACAAGTATTTGGCCGCACACCACTCATTCGGTTAATATATACAATAAAGGGCGCACGCTCCGGTGTTATTTATCATACAGTGCTAATCAAATATTCAGACCGTACACAAAAAACGCAGACCAAACTTTCCCGAAATCCCCGAGATTAGGTCGGCCTATTTGGTGTACGGTGAACACACACGAACGGGCCAAGATATAGTGTATGTGATTAAAATATACGCGATAGGCCGTTCGATTTATATCAACGATCTACCCCGATTATGGCACCCAGGTGGCGGTTTTAGAATCTAAAGCGCGACAACGCGACAAAATAATAGAACGATCTGCCAAAATGTCGCACTTATGTAATACACCGATATCATTGGGTTATTCGGGGCGCATCGCCGCAAACCCGCATTCCACCGTGTCGCACTTTAGATTCGTCAATGATATTAGATACTTACACGCAAAAACACCCCTCAAAAACGTAAAGTGCGACAAATTGGGGGGTAAGCCTTTAAAACACACAAAAAAGCAGAATTGTATTCAGGGGGTAAGACATGGGGATAAGTGGCGCTAAATAAAGGGAGTTAACTATATATTTATTTTAATAATTAAACACGCGCGAGTGTACGGTAATTCGTCGATGCGGAATATTGTGTTACCCCCAATTTGTCGCGTTTTAACTTTTTTGGGCACTTTTTGGCACCTAACCCCCCGGAAACAAAAGAGAATCTAAAACGCGACAAACACGAAATAGGGCAATTTAGGGGGTGCAAAATGTCGCGCTTTAGAATTTCGGCATCGTATGTGCCCGCATTGATTGGTCTTTTTCTTTAATATAAAGTGCGACGCGCATAAGACAGCGGTTTTGCGGTGAATGAGACACTTTTATTTAGCCTATCAACCGCAACCCCTTGTTTTTATTGGGTTCTCGTGTACGAGGTAGTCCAAGCACCGACCCCGCAACCATTGCGCCCAGTGAAACGGTCACACCTGAGAACATAATACCGCACCAGGCTTCGCAGTTTCGATTCTGCGGGGTGTGCGCCGTGTGCCCCTATGACGTGGACGCTGAGCCGACAGCGGGCCTTAGAATCGCCCTCGTTGCGCCAAAAGTCCGTTTACCATTTTGAGCCCTTAAAACGGTCGATCTACACGCAAAATTTATTTGTCAAAATTTGATACAGTTGTAAAGCCAGCGAATATCGGCCATCTTTTGTTTTTGTTAATCCAAATTCGAAATTTGAAATTGAAAATTTTTAAAAAAAATCGTGATTAACTGTTGCAAAGTATTTGACAACATCGAATCAATGAATTAATCTGATATCAGACTGGGAGGTCAAAATGACAAACGCAAAAATTATTATAGAGATCGCAGGTTCGGCTAGAGAATACAAAGAAAGATACAAAACCGTCACTCACATGATGACACAGGATAATTGGGAGCTTGGCGGTTACATTGGAATGCCAGAACTAAACAAGGACATCGAATTTGTTAAGAAGTTCGGAATAAATGCGCTAAGGAGTAAGCTTTTATGCTTTTCTGAGATTGTAATAGAGGCTTCTCTTGATGCTTATTCCGAATTGATTGGAGATGACTTTGAAATGGCGAAAAAAGCGACATTGGGCAACCTTGAGATGGCTTTTGAGGTGGTTTAGTCCACCCTTTGGGGTTTTATTGTGCGTGACTTTGAAAATCACATAAACAACGCGATACAGGGCGCTATAGACAGGATTAGGCGCGAAACCGCCTATGACCTGTACCGGCCCCCCGCAAAAAGCGCGGATATTGACTATTTCACGAAAATAGTAAGCCCAAAGCTACAGGGAGAGTCAAATAAGATTTCGGTTGCGATTATGGCCGCAAAATTGGGGCGTGAGCAGGAAACCGCCATGCTTAAGTTCAGCGCCGGGCTAATGTCGATGCACATGGGAGATATCCTGAACGATTTTTTCGCGGAATGTATGTAAAGTACTTGCTGTAATGGATTATGTGTAATAGCTTAACAAAAAGACTGGGAATCTAAATCTGGAAATCAAAAATTTAAGTGAAAACTAACGGCTAAAGGCCAAAGGAAAATGAAATGACAAATGAAGTTAACAGAACAATGAAAGAAAAGATCGGAACCGCAACGATGGAGCAATATTTCAAAAATGCGGACCACGAAATCACGAAACAAGAGTGGCTAGACCTAGGTAGTATTGAAGGATTCAATCTTCACCGAATCGCCGGTGCCATTAAAGACTCGGACATGAACGAAAAGTTTGTAAAGGACTTATCTGCAAGTATGAAATTCTTGCTTGGAACCGATATCGCAAAGGTTCTAAATACAAGCGTTGAGGATGCGTTTTTTATTGTACTGATTCGCGGCATAAAAGAAGTACTCAAAGCACGGGACGCGGCGATCGAGGAAGAGGAAGCTGAAGCTGAAGATGTTGATAGCGAAGAGTTGAGTGTATCTCCGGCCTTCTTTTCTAAAATCTTCTCGATGAATAATGATTCTGACGAGGAAAAGGAACCAGAAGAGGTTAATGAGGACGAAGAGGTAGAATTTGACCCTAAAAAGGCGATGGAAATTCTGGTTGCCCTTGAAGATCTGAAAAGATGTATCTCTGCGATGAAGGCATAAAGATATGATAGTCGATCTATTGTTTAGTACTGCGATCGCTTGCTGGAAGTTGGTTTTTGCCATCTTCACAGCGGCCTTCGTGTATGAGTGTGCAAAAAGGATAATGAAAAAGGAAGAAGACGATGATTAAATATACAGAAGAACAAAACGAGGCCGCGCGTCGGCTGTCTATTGGTGATAGGATCGTGCTTGCGATTAAACTATCGCGACCATACCCAAACCCTGACGAGAACGGCGATCTTATCGTCCCGTGGTCCTTTGAATTCCTCGAAGAACGCGAGATAAAACTACTTAAGGCGCTTTTCCCGGAGGTAAAGTAGCATGATCTGTACTATTTCTGAGGTTGCAGAACGTTGTAACGTGACCCGTCAGACGGTCAGTAACTGGATCAGGAAGGGTTATTTGAAGCAGAGCGACCGTGGCGAGGTCGAGCTGTTTCCAGATCTTGAGTCCTGGGTAGACGAAAACACTAAAATTATGCACGTACTGGTGGAAAAATGAGAGAATTTTGCAGGTCCCGTGTCGATGAAAACGACAGAAGCCATGGAAAAGTAGACGTAACGGCCTTTGACGATGAAAGACATTGGACCGAAAAGGGAAAGGCGGCTGAGCAGATTGCCTCCGAGCACGAAAGACGCGAGAGGGCCGAGCAGCTAAGGGTTGCGAAGCTTGATGAAGAAGAAAGGCGTGCCGAATACATAGAAAAGAACATAAGAAACGTTGTCGAGGTCGGACCCGGTAATTATTATGGGTGCCTTTGTGTTGGCGTGCTTGATGGCAAGTGCTACTGGTCTGTTGGGAACTACGACGCGATGAATTGGCAAGAGATACGGCCATCGCTTTACAAGGAGCTAATGAAATGAGCGAATCTGAATACATAGTGCATGAACTAAACCGCAAATATGGCTTCTCTTTTATATACGCGACCAGGCTGTGCGAGATGTATCTAAGCGGCGAAGATATCGGATATCAGTCTCACCGAATCGATGAGATACTTGAGAAATGGGAGGATCTGGAATGGATAGTGAAATAGTAAGGACTGGGCACCCGGAGTCTCTTGGCGTTTTTGAAATGTCGATGGACGAGCTGTGTTTTTATCAGTACTTTAAGTGCAAAAATAAAGGCACATCGAGGGTTGTGTTAGAAAAGCGCATGAGGCCCTGTGTTGCGATGATAAACGAGTGCCTTAAGGACTTCGATGATAGAAACCCAAAAGACTCTGCCTTCGGCAAAAACGTATACGTTACGCTTAAGCACCTGTATCAGTTCGACAGAACTCAATACAACCGGAGAGGGTATCATTGCGATGGGTTCGGAACCAATGACATGAACTACATATGGTCAAACACGCAACCGACTATCTTTAACCGTTACCAAATTACGATGACCGACTGCCACGACCAGTCGTTGGTGGATATGCGAAAAAACCTGCCAGCCGAAAAGGAGTACTCTTTTCACAACAAGAGTTTGATAATGCTACGGCCAAACGTGCCGCACCGTGTAAACGAATGCGGAACCGAAGGCGTTAGGACGTTCTTTAAGTTATCAATAACAGATCATGAGTACGATCTTTATGGTAACTCGATAAACCACAAACTCATAACCGCCAAAAACTATCCTAAAAGACTCAGGAATAAATGGCGAAACCCGCCAGAGAGAATATTATGATAGACATACTGGACCACATGGAAGAGGGGAGCCCTGAATACTCTTGGTTGATGTTCGGGCTGGGTATAGGCACGATGAGCTCAAAAACGATCGTCGATCACGGCCTGGACCTTATCGCTCACGGGGTAGCTCCCGGTGACGAGAATTTTATTTTGATGATGATAGACAAGCACTCTGCTTTTTGCCCGGAGCGTTCAGGAATGCTGCGGAAAAGCAAAGAGGAAATAATAGGACACGCCAAAGGGGACGGCCTATAAAAATGTTGCATTTGTTCGGACATGGTGTAAGTTTTTCACTATGGAGACTTTAAATGAATGGACATATGATGTATGCCTTAAGAGGCTGGGATTCATTCTCGATGAGGTAATAGATGATGTTTGTGATTATGTTTGCGCCGATCCTTCGGTTATACTTCCATCAGATTTCGCGAAGATTATCGAAAGGTCTGTGAGCGAATCTTACAGCATCATATCGGGTAACTATCTAGTAAGGCTAAAAAAAGAAAAGATAAAAGAACTAAAAGAAGACATAAAAAACATGGTTGTTATGATTTTAATAGAAAAGGCAATAGGGAAATAAGATGACAGAAATTAAAAGAAAAATTGAGCAGTGCGTCGAGCTTTATATTGATTCAGATATACGAGCTGAGATCGACAAAGAAGACGAAAAGGCTTCGCAGAAAAGCATTAGAGAGGTGTTCGACTTCCTGCTTACTACAAACCTGAAATCGCTACCTGACTTACCGGAAAGCTTCAAAAATCAGATAATCGAAAATGCCTCTGGCGTTCTTTCGGCGGCTCTTATCGCGGATATTAACTCCGAGTCGATCAAGACAAGAACATTCTCGGATGAAGTGATTTCTTACTGTGTTTACCGTTTAAAATCTGGCGATAGTCAGATGATTAAAGATGTCGCGACAGAGGCGTTCAATTTATGAGTGATAGATTTAAGAAATTCGATCTCGACGAGAAGCAATACGTTATAAAGTACGAGGAACCTGACCACGAGGGAGATGTTTACGCTTCCGGGTGCTTCGATGTTGTGGAAATAAACAAGCGTGTATTTATGAGCCACGACCACGAATCGGAGCCGGAGATGCTTGTTAAGCTTGATGTAGACGATTCTGGGGTATTTTTCTCCAAAGGAAAGTACAGAAAAATGCCCCCGGATGAATGGATCGATCTCGGGTACGCATTCCTTCCGGCGTTCGTGCCTGTAAGTGCAAGGATATCTGGGGATTCGGATAGAATGAGATTCGACAAGATAAACATAACCTCAATAGGATTGGTGAAGAGAAATGTCAAATGACGGAATAGGAAAGGCTGGGCTTATTGCCTTCGCAGCGGCTGCCGGTGGTGGTCTTTGGAAGATGTTTGAGGAAAGGTTATCAAATAATAACAAGCTTGATGACATCGTAGAGCACCTCGAAAACATAGAGTCGAAACTGGAGGAGGCGAAGAGTGAAAAAAGAAATAACGATAAGGGATAATTCCGGCTTGAATGTATTTGAGCTTGTCGATGGCAAGAAGTACATAATAAACGCAGAGAACTTTTCAAAAGACGAGTTGTACCAGCTTTCACGGACGATTCGCGAGGAGATGCCGCTCTCGTACGCCGTAGTTGTTAACGGAAAAATCGGGGTAGAATTAGATGATTAAAACTATTAGAGAAATATTGATATGGTCCGCTCTTTCATACCTTTTGGTGGACGCCTACCTAAAGAATAACCAGATTAACTCGGTTTATGACTGGGTGGAGTGGGCGGAGTCCGAGATTGACGCCGCAAACCTAACCATAGAAGATCACGGCGAAAGAATAAAGGATCTGGAGGACTGCTTAGAATGACAAATTGCATACATGAAATGTGCCAAGATTCGGATAAGGGTTTCTGCTGGCACAGTTTGCGGGTACAGGGTCTCAGAGACGATATAAAAATGTATCACAAGATGTCACACAAAGATGACTACTATATGATTCAGGCGCAGAAATCGCACCTTGAACTTGAACAGATACTGGAGGATTACGGAGAATGAACCAATACAACGAGATAAACCTTAAGGATAAGATCAGCTCTGCTGACATAGTGAAGCTGGGGCCGCAATCTGGCAGCACTTTTGACGGAGTTATTCAGTGCGTTTTTGACCTGGACGGCTACGGGCTGCCAAGCAACAAACTGTCTGTGGATACCTACTTTATGGAGACGGCAAGCGCAGAAGATGTTTTAATGGAGTGCATATACGAGGCCGAGAACATGATACAAGAATATCGTGACGAGCAAGAACTAGGAAAGGGGACATAGTTATGAACAAACAAAACCCAAGCTGTGAGGCATATATATTTTGCGGACATTCAGGTTCTGGTAAGACTCAACAGGCTGCCGACTTTATGAAGGAAAACGGCGGGCTCGATAACTACTCCATGCTGACGCACTCGTCTCATATCTCTAACGACAAAACAAAGGTCATAATGGAGTTCAACTCGTACACAAACGCAACCGCTGCTGTCATTGACGAGATGTGCTTCGACCAGGTGTATCTGGTGAGATGCAACAAAGGATACGCGCCCGGACAGCTTACCGAAAAGAAGGTGGAGTCATGATCAAGAAGACAGTAAACAAAGTTAAGAGAAAGCTTTTCGGCCCAAGAGTTGAAAACAAGTTTTTAACGATCATCGAGTCACCGTACGGTGGCGATTTTGAGAGAAACGAGCAATACGCGATGAAGTGTGCCAGGGACTCGTACGAGAGGGGCGAGGTGCCGTTCGCGTCGCACCTTTTGTACACTAGATTCATGAACGATCTCGTCAAAGAAGAGAGAGATGACGGTATAAGCTTCGGGCTAAAGATAGGTGAGTCTTCTGCTACCTTGGCTGCGGTGTACACGGATTTCGGAATAAGTGCGGGCATGAAAAAGGGCATAAAGTTCTGGGAAGACATCGGGGTCACGGTTGAATATCGGAATATATTTTAATGAGCCTCTCCGTTCAGCAGATAGAGATTGACCCGCCAGAACACAAGATGAACTCGCTGGTTATATCTAACTCTGATATTGAGTTCAGTATATCGTTCACCGACTTTGAAGACGCGATGGAAAAGATCGCAAAGATCATAAGCGAAGATGAAAAACCAAGATATCCAAAGTTAGAGTCTGCTTATTTTATGCCGTAATCAAATAACGATCAAATAAGAAAAGCAAAATAAAACGGGGGCCTACCCCGTTTTTGTTGTTTAAAATCAAAGCCCGATCAAATAAAGAATCAAAGTACTTTACAATGACGCTTTCCTAGATTAATATTTAACTGGGAGACAATAATGACAAATCTAAAAAAGACAATTGAGAAAATTCCTTGTGAGTACGTTTTTGATGCAGGCATGGGGCGAGGTATTTCGCTTCTTCACGACATGGATCACGTACTTCACCTGATATCAAAAACAAAAAATATAAGGGCGATTTCCTCATTCGACGCCAGGATACTTATAAGCACTGAAAACGGAAAGACGAAGGTTTGCTTTACTGATAGGGAACGATTTCTTGGCGCATGTTACACTCTTATAGTTTCTATGGGGTTCAATGTCGCAAATTGCATTATGTGCGATGGTGATTTTTTCAGGAAACACAGCTCGGACCCCAAGCCGAGACTGGCAAAAATGACATGCTCAGAGGCGTGCAGCAGCAGCATGAAGTCCAAGCGAGCAAAAATAAGAAAAATGCTAAAGGGCGGAAGATCACTCACCGAGTCGGCCAGGATGCTTATGTTGTCCGAGAGCGTTGCCTCGGCTATAAGTGGTGACCGGGCATGAGGGCGCATATATACACAAGGGTCTCTGGAAATAAACAAAAAGAGACTAGGCTCGGCCTGGAGACACAAATCGCAACCTGTAAAAAATACTGCGACGAAAGAGAAATCTTGGATGTCAAAGTGTACGAAGACGGGGCTGTTTCTGGAAAAAAGCACCCGTCGAGACGGCCAGCGTTCGCGGAGATGCTTGATAGCTTAGAGTCTGGCGATATAGTTCTTGTTGCCAAGATGTGCCGGTTCTCAAGGGACCTGAGGGACGCCCTGAATATCGAAAAAATGATAATGAAGAGGGGGTGCTTTCTCGTGGAGGCTTCGAGTGTCGGCCTTAACAACAACACGCCGGAGGCCCGCCTTATGAGGTCTCTCGCGATGTGCCTCGCCGCCTATGAGTCTGAGAAGGCCAGCGAAAGGATGCGGGCATACAAAAAGAACAGAAGGTCGAACGGCAAAGTCGATGGGTGCCTTCCCTATGGCTACACGTCGGACGGTGAAAACATAGTCATCGATAAGATGGAGACCTACATACTGGAGAAGGCCCTAGAGATGGAGTCAAAAGGTATCACGCACAGAAAGATAGCAAACGAGCTAGACAGCGAAGGTCACAAAACAAGAACGGGTAAGGAATTCAACAGCAGGCGTGTTGGATACATATTAAGAAATTCAAAAAAAGAAAACAACATATCGGGGGTAACATGAAAGTAAATTTTGAATACATGGGGAAAAGGTACAAACTGGAAAGACTGAAAACGTTTACCGAGGAAAAGTGGGCAGCATTTTTGATTCATTATGATACAGATCTGTTTTTAGATATATCCAATACGCTGGCTTGTGGTATAAATAAAATTGTGCAATGTTCTAACGATGCACGACAATGTACACGAACCCAGCCACTATAAACTACCTATACGGGCGGAGCTTAACGGCTCCATCGTTCGTGTAAACATACAATGTAAGGACCTGATCCAGGCGCTTGGCTTTTACGAGTCATGGCCCCTGGCTTCTTGCATTAAGTACCTTTTCCGACTCGGAAAAAAAGACCCAACAAAAGAATTAGAAGATATCGAAAAGTCTCGCGAATTCCTTTCTATGGAAATCGACTACCGAAAAGAGCGACAGGTAGATCACGGATGCACCTGGCCTCATTCATGGGGCGGGCGTCCAAGCGATAAGGCCCTCGCTGACGCGGAACCTATACCGCACAATTTCCAAAAAACACGATGCGACATAGAGGTCACATCGTCATGGTCCGGTGTGAATAATGATTAAGCTAATGCACGGTGACTGCTTAGAAGTCGAGATCGAACCAGATTCTGTTGACATGGTTTTGTATGATCCACCGCATTGGACCACTGTATGTAACTGTGACTCAGTGATCCCCGAAGAATACTTTTCGAGAATGGTTGACCGTTGCCGCGAGCACGGCATCGAAGACTTAGAGGTGGTATCTTGAACGACGAATGGTACACGCCTG